GTGCTTGCGCGTACACGTGATCAGAAAACGGAAGGAATGAAACACCAGACATCTTGTCGAAGTGCTTATAAACCCATGCACCAACGTCGAGCCACTCATGTTCCTTTACGGAGATAGTGACGGATGGCTTATGTTCGCACCAGTGATCCTGATAAGTGACCCACAGTTCAAGCTGTTCGATGGCCGACATGTCTGTACGGAACACTGCATTCTCAGGAGCTTTCATTGGAAACGAGAACACATACACATTATTCGGACGCATCGCACAATCTTCAACTGGAACACCAGCGTCGATCATGAGAGCAGCCAGTGGATCTTTCTTATCAGCTCGAACGGTACGAATATAATAAGGATTGTGACGAGCATGAATACCACTAGCAGAATCACAAAGCTGAGAAACAGTGCCAGAAGGCTTAACACAGGTAATAGCAACAGATTGCGGAATACCCAATTCCTTAGCAAACTTTGCATTCGTGGTGACTGCAATTTCACGAAGCTCTGCCAAGCGACCTTCAAGTCCTGGAAGCTTTCCATTTGTGAGTTCATTGTCCATAATTCCTGTCATAGACACACCAAGCAAACGCTCTTCTTCGCAATTGCGTTTCCATGATGATGATAGATACTTAAAGTTGGTTAGAGTTGACTGCCACGTTCCAAGGATAGTAGCGAAGTAGACTTTCTCCTTGAGCGTTTCCATGGAGTCTGTTTCACGAACAACTACTTCTGTTAGATTACAGAACTCCTTATCGCGTAGGATAATCTCAGAGCAGGGATTCGTACCAAATTCATAGTTAGGATCACGACGACCATGCTTAATAACAGTGACTTTCGCGCTCGCGCGATTGAAAATACCACGCTCACCAGACTTGGACTCATAGAGTGATTTCCACTCTTCCATGAACAAACCGATATCCGGCTTTTCCTTATAGACCGCAGAGTTATTAGCTAACGCCCTTTGCGATTGGTCCATCCACCACTGACCAGACTTGGCAACACGCATACGATCGTCAGATAAGTCAGATAGAGAAATAAGAGCAGAGCGGCGTACACCGCCGACAACAACGATATCAGCGATTTTACAAACGATGTCATGACATTCCAATGTGTTAAGACGACGACCAGCAGCTTTCTTGAATACTTCAATACAGAACTTAAATAGCGCATCAAGAGGTTCTGGTCCTGATGCGCGACCACCAAAAGTCTTAAGAGGAGCGCCAGCCGGACGAATCTTACTCAAATCCCAACGAGGAATTTGTCCAACATAAAGCATTCCAATCAATTCTTTAAGAGCTTTAGCCCAACCAAGCTTGGAATCGGCAACCATGATAGTGGTGTCGGACTTATGGAAATCTTCAGAAACTAGAGGAAGCTGCTCAACGTCCTTTGATTCAACAGAAAATCCAACGCCTGTTCCATTCATGAGGATATAAAGAATCTCATCGAATGAACGTGGACTATTAACTGCGACATACGAGCAGTTATAAGCTGCGATGTTTTCGCGCTTGAGCGCTTCACCAGCAGTCATAACACAACGCATAGAAGGCATCACTTTCTGTGAAAGAACTGCATCTTCAAGTTCTCTGCGCAATTTAGAAATATCATAGCTATGATTTTCCTTGAGATGACCTTCGAAGAAATCAAAGAAACGACCTATAGTTTCTTGCCAACTTTCCCTACGACCCTCGCTCCATAGAAATCTTGAATATCTTGATAAGTGAATAAATTCTTGGTAAAGGGTTGGTAGAGAATTCGACATGGTTACTCCGTTTCTTATTTTAGATGTTCTTTATCGTTCGCAGACATTGCGTCATGCGTCAGCACTTTTTCCAGTCTCGGATTGCAAGCTTAAGAGCCAAACCCCTAAACGTGGATTTATTTAGCAGATACTCAACTTGAGAACTGTTGAGACCTGACATAATAGCATCATTAATATCTTTATATGTCCAAGACGAATTCCAGATAACCATTCCGTGACCACGCGACACAAAAGATTCTACACGTTTTACGACTTGCTTATTTCTTGGTTGATTGTCAAAAATTAACACGACTTCTTCACCAGAAACATTATATAGGGCGCGGGCAAAATCTGTTCCTCCTGCTGCAATTGCGTTATCAAGGAACATACTATCGATAGGACCTTCTACAACATATATAGTTTTCCCGCGAGACACGCGATCTAGACCATAGATCAAAGGATCATCAGTGATACGAATAGTTACATATCGTAATGACGAGTTGCCCATAGCGCGACCAGTGACGCCAGTGAGTAATCCATCTTCGCGACGAAAAGGTATCACAAGGCGCTCGTCAGAAACGAGGCGTCCTTCATATGCTGGATTGAGTTTTTCTAGCATCTTCATATCGCGTGCATAGTAAAGGTCGTTCCATCTTTCCTTGGGAATCTTACGACCTTTGGCGTACTCGACAGCACGATGTGTCGCCGGAAGCTGATCCAATCGCGGCAACATTTCGTCTAGAATGATTTTAGGACGCGGAGCTTCAGTTTTTGGGATAATAAAGTCGTCTGTCTTACCAGCTTCGACTTTATCCTGATATGATTCTAGTCTGTACGCTTTGGCAAGACCAGGATCAACGAGCTCAATAAGTTTATAAAGATTAGTACCGACATCGCAATTATGACACTTATATATTAGTCCGCCCGATTTCTCGAACAGATAGCCACGGGTTTTCAATTTGTTCTTTTGAGAATCTCCGCAGAACGGGCAACGGAAATTATAGACCCTCTCAGACTTCCGCTTGAACAGCAGAAGCTTGTGAGAAATCATGTTCGCATATTTATGATCAGTGATAGTAGACATAGGTTCATTATAATCAGCTCAATGAAAGTCGTCAAGACTATTTTACTCGCTTTTTGTAATATTCTTTGTAGGCTGCGATAACAGCATTCTGATTCTGAATGTACTTACGCAGCTCGGCGATATTCAGGCTAAGATTCTGATAGCCTTCAGCTGTTAGGGCGTAATAGACTACATCTTTACCTTCTAGCTCTTTAACTTTCTGTAGGAAATTTTCTGGCGTGATGACAGTCCATTTCATTTCCAATTGAACTGCTGGTGGAGTAGTAGGTAGGATAAGTTCTGCTCTTTCTACGAGCACAGGTTTATCCAACACCTTAACTGTTTCATTGCATCCTGTCAAGAAAAGACCACAGAGTGCGACTAGAGCTATTCTCATTTCGCTATCTCCTTTCTTGGAGCCTTAGTCTTTATGAGTTCAGGACATATGTTATTCTGTATCTTACCACTAATTTCATCTGCTGTCAAGCGCGAACCTGTGACTATTTCATTGCAGCGCAGTGCATCTCGTGTACCGCGATTAATTCTCATTTCTGCTTCTGTTGGATTATTTTTTGCGATTCCATTGAATCGAGCAAACTTAGTACGAACATCATTAACTTCTTGCTGAGCAGTTTGAGCTATTTCAGATATCTTAGTATTGATATCTTTCATCTGCTCGATATCTTGCTGATTCTGCTCAAGAACCATTTTCTGTTGTTCTATTACGCTTTCCATACGTTGCTGAACTTCAGCAGCTGCTTCTAGTTTTCCTTCTAGTGCTTGGATATAGAAATATCCACCAGACACTATCGAGAATAGGATTGCAGCAATTGCAATCTTGATTCCTATACTCATTACGCGCTCCCGTCTGAACCATCTCCCATTGCACTTATGCGACTTACTGCTTTAACACGTTTCTTAATTGCTTTATAATACACAGTTGCTTCGTTCGTTGCCTTACGACGAATCATGGCTTTAAATATCATCGGTTGACCATATTTCTTAAGCTTACCAGACATCCCCACCTTAGGCTGACGCTTACTCCAATGAACATCAGAAGTGCTGGTAGCAGGACCAGCGTGATTAGCAGGACCACCTTCACCTTCTTCTTTGACTGTACCGACTTTGGTCTTAAGCCATGCCTTACGAACAGCAATAGAGCGAGTCTTGTCGCCAGCAGAAGTTTTGCTTGGTTTACCACCAATCACTCGTGCTTTATTTACCTTACCGACTAACTCAGGGGAAATTTCATTGAGCATTAGATTTTCCTTAGAACATCAACAACTCGCATATCCATAATGACATCGCTTGATAAAATTGTTACGTTATCAGCTCCTATATTTTCTACTCGCTCAGGCCAATAGTTCATCAGCATAAGAAAAGGCTTGAGAATATGCAACTGATCATATAGTTTCAATACGAGCATGCGCGTGAGGGCTCTATGCTCAAACACATTATATAATACCATCAGATGATTCAGAATGAGTCTTTCTTTCAACTCACCATGTTTTTCGTAACGACCAAACAATCTACGTAGATTTTTGATTCTGGTTAAGTCTTCATTAAACTCTTGTTCATCAACACATGGATTTAAATAATGGTGCGCAGCATATAGAAAAAAATTCGATTCGTTCAAATTAACCTTCATTTCAATTTTTAATTTCCTTTACAGCCTCCACGATATCTTTATTAGCTGTTTCTGCTTTAATGAAAAAGCGTGCTATCATAGATAACACGCCCCATGCTAAAAATCCTATTACAGCACCGCAAAACACTAGATGTTCTACTGTGCCAATCATATTAATATATTCACAAAATACAGGAGCACCTATAATAGCTGATCCTGTGCATATCCCTCCACGAACGGTTGCATCCATGCTAGTATGCGGTTTCATGAAGGCAAACATTGTTAGTCCTCCGAACAACCCCCCAACGGCTGAAGCTGTTTTAGCTACGATATAACCTGCTGCTACTTCGGTTGTCATTTAATAAACCTTTAGATAATTGTTAACGTGTTTGCGAACCTTTGCAGGCACATTGGTTATCAAAACAACAGCAAGATGATGCGGTTCGACATTTTGTTCTATAAGATTCGCGCATTCAATAACAATTAAATCAGTTTCATTATTAGTTATAAACGAAACAATGCGAGGGTTTTTTCTGTTACCAAATTCCCACGCAAGTGCTTCTGCTCGTTCTCCTATCAATTCTCTTACTTCATCGCGCATACTATGGTCTATAGTAACTGTATGATACGAATCTGTGCCGTATATCGAATGGCATAATCCGGCGAGTACAATATCCTTATCACACTCCCATGACATAAGTATTTCTGC